TAAAGGTCAGTCAATTGACCACGATTGATGGAGCTAGAATTACCACCACCATTTCTTCTCATGACAACTTTCATCAAAGAGACAAGTCTCTTGGAGAAAACACCATTAGAAGCATCTGCATCGTAGATCATGATGTTACGATCTGCACCAGCAGAAAGAAGTGTGTGCCAACCATCATCGTTCATCTTCTTAACGAAAGATTTTTGAAGAACTTCAGTTGCACGACCAACAACATCCCAACGTGCATCTCTAGCATACTTCAAAAGGAAGTCAATAGAAGCACCGATGTCATAAGTTGGAACCATGACGTAATCACCTTCAACATGACGCTCAGGAATACGACCATGATTAGGAATGGTGTAAGCAACGAAATCAGATTCAGTGCCAGGAGCAAGAAAATCTAAAGGAAATTCGCTAGTAGCACCAGGAGCAAGCTGGATAGCTTCAAAGATACCACCAAGGATATCACCATCCATAACACCCTTTCTCAAAGGCAACTCAAGAGCTTTGGCAATTTCAGCCATAGCGGTCAAAGATTCATTAGAATCAAAAGAACCAGCTTTAGCAAGCAATTGATTCATTTCATCTGTGTATTCAAAATATTTACTCATAAAATAACTCCCTATAACTTATTATAATTAGACAATGTTGATTTCAACTTTAGCGTAACCATCTGGATCTTTGGTAGATAACCAACGTCCAACTTGGTCACTTCTGCTATCTTGACTAGCAGTGGTCAAATAACCACCATTCGCACCGATTGCAAAATGGGCTTGTTCACCAATCACAGGTGTTCCAGAAATTTGATCTGTAACAACAGTGCCACGGCGAAGCAAAAGAACTTTGCCACCCTGCTGTACTTCATCTTGATGATAATTTAAGTGTTGACGAGTCAAATCAATATTAACAACGTCATTCAAAAGCAAACCAGCAGGCTCATCAGTGGTTGCTGTTGGAACCTTAACGGTTGCAGCGGAGTCATCCATAGCTGCTCCAGAACCACCACCATCATGAACAACCAAAATACCTCTCTCAGCAGTTGCATTCATGAAAAAGCTGAGATCTGTCAAATGTTCTACTCTATCAGGTTTAAGTGCCATATTTCTATTCTCCTAAAAAAGAACTAAATTATTTCTTTAAAACTTTTTGACTAACCCAATCTTGGAGATTGGAACGTAATGAAGCAATTGCTTCTTCTTCAACATCTTCTGAAGCCAAAGTAAGAGTAATATCTTCTTCGCTTGCTTCAGCAGTATCTAAAACTTCTTCAGAAGCTTCAACGATTTCAGCTTCAAGCTCTTCAGCTTTTGCTTCATCATCTTTTTTCTTCTTTTCGTCTTCATGCATACCAGCTTCTGCATCGTCTTCTTTTTTCTCATCTTTCTTCTTCATATCGCCATGCATACCAGCCTCAGAATCTTCTTCAGCTTTGACTTTGCCACCATCTTTATACTTCTTAACCATTGTAGCAAATACTTCAAATTGCTCATCGGAAAGGTTATCAAAAGCACTAATTTGAGCAGCGGCATCTTCAGTATCCATGCCAGCATCAATTAATGATGCCATTCTCTTCTCTTTCTTTTCTTTCTCTTTCATACCATCCATCATAGCTTGAGCTTCATTTAACTTTTCAGTCAACTCAGCAACAGTAGCTTCTAAAGAAGCAACTTTTTCTTCTGCTACATTAGAGACAGTAACGAAAGATTGCTTTTCTGCCTCAACATTTTCCAAGCTTGCTTTAAGCTCTTCAATTTGAGTTTCATATTCTTTAACAGAAGCTTCAGATAACTTTTCAGTCAACTCCTTTACTTCTGCCTTAGAAGCATCAAGAGCAGATTTAAGTTCTGCAACTTCTTTCTCTAAGTATTCAGACATTTCACTCTCCTGTTTAAGTTCAGAGATAGGATTTTCACCAACACTAATTGATACACCTTTTTTGTTGAAACATAAATCATCTATACAAGATGCTTTACTAAATGGAAAATCTCTATCCGAATTAAAAATAATACTATCAGGATTTGCAGGATTAGCAACAAAACCTTTTCCACTAAATGTTATATTCCTTAACAATCTACCAACTTTGTGATCTTGATATACACCACCACCACCATAAGCTCGTAAATGTTGTGTTAAGAACGCAGTATTATCACCTCTAGCAATTACATGGTATTCACCTTCTGGTGATTCAACTGCATAGTCAAAACCTTTAAAAATGCATTCCATTGAAACACACTTTTGACCAGACTGAATTTCTCTAATCAGTTGTTCAGCCCTAGCTTTGTATTCAGGATCTTGCCACTGTCTATAAATAACAGAAGCAACTAATATATGATATACATCTGGGAGATCTTTACTGTCAATATCACCATTTAATAGGTCAAAGTTTTTATCAACAGGCCAATTTCCGATAATATTACCAACGATAACTTTTTCGTCATGCTCCAAGTTAGTTGGCTTATACATTGGAGTCTCTCTAGATGCCCAAACTTCCTCTGGACTAAAAACATCGTCATTCTTATTCCATGAAGTACTTACAAGAATAGAATAAACCTTAAAAACATCATCGTCATCAGCAGATGCTTTTGAAACAATATCTTTTATATCAGTACTAAATGTGTTATTAGAAGCAACATCTTTATCTAACATAGTAGGCATAGTGTAAGCAATAGAGGCATTTGCTCTAATTTGCTTTTCTAAACCGGCTTCAATTTCTGCTTGATAAATTTTCATCGTTTACCTCATATAGTTACAGGTGTCTTACCTATTGTAATTTACACCAATTTATTTTGAAACATAAAAATCTGCATAATACGAAGCCCTTATGTTTCTAATTTCGTCAATACTCAATTTTCTGTCTAAAGAGGAACCAGTATCATCAATCCATTCTTTACAAGTTCTACTATGAGTTTGTGCAAAGGCTTTGCTCATAGCTTGACCCATATTTTCTAATGTTAAATCCGCAAACGGTTCCAAATTCATCAATATGTTGAACTTGACTTCTTCTGCCTGTTCAAACTCTTCAGCAGTAAGACTTCTCATATTACCTTTAGTATATTGTTCTAAAATGCCGGGATTAATAAACTCAGCAATTTTAAATTGTGCATCTCTTGCCCATGTTTGAATAGATGCTTTTAGTGCAGGTTTAAATGTTCTTTCTTGTCTTGGACCTGTATCTGTAGCATTCTTAGGTCTTCCGGGTGCTCCAGTATCTGCATTCTCTTGAGGTCTACCCTGAACGCCACCTTGATTCTTTGCTTTTTGTTTAGCATCTTTAGACCTAATACTCAAAACGGAATCTTCTCCCTTTTTCTTTTCATTAAGTTCAAGACCAACTTCACTTGGAGATGTAAGACCAGTTTGCAATGTAATCTTTTTCATTTGGAAATCTTGGTCTGCCTGATGGAATGGACTAACTTTTTCATCTTTTCTATTGTTCTCATTAGTAGTTCTTCTAGTTTCCATATCAGGATTTGCCTTGATGTATCTCTGCAAGTATTCATCACTAAGAATATTTCTATCTGCCATACTCAAGAGAATATTCATGATGGATGATGGGTCTTCTAAATTCATATAATCAAATTCAATAACAGCAGGGTATCTGAAACCCATTGCCTTTTGAACGATTTTAACTTGCTCTTCCCAGAAATTAGATACGATAGTTCTAACGTAATTTAATCTCTCAGTTAAAGTCTTTAAAGAAATAAAGTTATTAGTAGTTCCACTAGCACCAAATGTTCCTGTCAATGTTGGAGGAATACCAAGTGCTGCGTAAATAGCCATAAGAGTTGGACGGTACTTTTCTTCTCCTAAGAAAGATTGAACATCCGTACTTGTCTCAATCAATTCAATATCTGGACCCCAAATAATATCCTTGGTCCCACCCTGAACATTAGCACCTAAGATACTTTCCAATGCTTGAGAAGCAGTTTGTGTAGGAGCGAGTTTATGATCCAAGCTACCCAACTTCCACACTCTAATTTTTGAGATAGCACCATCCAACGCTGCTTGGTCAGCAAGTTTCAATTTTTCATATAGAATTAAATCTCTAAAGCAAGCATAGGTCATAGGATCTGCCCAACCTTGCCAATCATCTTTTTTGTAATAATAAACAAATGTCTTATCTGGGTCTAGAGGAATAGGTTTTTGATCTTGAATCGCTCTTTTTAACTCTACAGGAATCTCAGATAAAATCTTTTGCATTTCAATGTTTGGATTATTAGTCATATGACTAAGTTGCATTCCATAAGTTGCTGGAACCTTAATAGCATATCTTGTTTTATCTGTTAATGATGCTAATGGTCCACCAATAATTTCTATTAACATAGGATCTAGGAAATTATATTTCCAAGGTATTTCATTCTTAGCATACTGTATGTCCCCTCCTATGGGTTGCATATCGGGGGACGCTACAGCACGTTGCATCTCCAACCGCTTTTTAGCATTAATCTTAGCAGTTTTTGATTTTATTACGACATTTGCTTCTCTGAACAATAAGTTACACAACCTCTCAGAAACAGCCTGTCCATCTATCCTATTAAACCAGTCTTTATAAAAATTCTCTACCCTTTTGTTTCTATGAGCTAATCTAACACCCTGACAAGCAAAATCACCCATTAAGTCAATAGAGTTGCGAATTAACCCAATTCTCCTATAAGCATAACGAGCAAATCCAATAATATCTTTGGGTTTAGTTGGTACTCTATCTTGAGGTCGGAACCAATCAAAGTCAGATTGATTAAGACCCGGACGACCACTCAAATCATTAGTAAGATCAGAATAATCCCGACGATATGAAGAATATGAACCTCTAGTGACCATTTGGTTAGAAATAGCATCTCCATACTCAGCAAATGCTTGTTCCATATCCTTTTTAGATGCCCAACTACGATATGCTGGATCTGACATGAAGTTTTACTCCTTAGAAGAATTAATAGGTATTGCAATACTTATTGATTATACACCATTACTCATTAGAAAGTGTCAATTATTTTTTTTGACCATGAAACAAGTGCCGGGAGTATAAGATTGTGCCCATTCTGGACCTACATACATTCTTCCATCAGTGTCAGACTTACCACCACCTTGACCAATAACTCTACCAATATTTACATAAGTAGGAGCAGGAATAGCACGCTGCATAGAACGTGCAATCATATTAGCAATAACTAGAGCAGAATAACGGTCCTTTCTCATTCTACCCTTTTTACCTGTATCAAGTTTTATTTCTGGAGTATCAAACCTCTCTCTTCCGTTAGCTGTAACACTCACAACCACTGTAGTAAGTTCAGTTTTAAGCTCTTCAATATCCATAACACAGTCTTCAAGAGTATCATACAGCTTCAGTGCTGCTGAATCTCCATAAGTTTCTTTCAAGCTCTTAAATTGCATTTTATCTTTTTCAGTCATAAGAGAGAGTGTCACAGTGTCAAATCTAGGAAATAATAATACCTTATCTTCAATATCCTTACGAAGACCATGATTTGCTTTACTAGTCCACTCAGCACTTGCAAAGTTAATATATTCTAGAATATGATCGCCAGCAATATCATCGGTGGGTTTTTTCTTATTATCCTCAATTATGGGTAGAATTTTTCTCTCTCCGGGTTGCAACTTATCTTCATCTGCCAAACCTTCAGCGATAGCGAAACCACCACCCTGAGAGTCAATACCAATTCTAGAGCATGGAAAAACTCTCATAAGTTCACGAACCTTCCTAACACAGAAACTATAATAGTCACTTACATCAGTAAGACCCATTCTCATGCGTGCCTGAAAGTCTTTCTTGTTTGTAGTCCATGAATAGACAAGTCTATGATGTTCAGGATGGAGTTCAATAATAATAAGTGCAAAGTTATCTTGCTCACTAGCAGGGTCAATACCATAGACATACTGCCTGTCCATTTGACCTCTTGTGGTAACATCAAACACAGAAGGACAATATGAAGGCCACTCAGGTTTCTCTACATTCTTATTGTGTGCCGTTGCTGCTTCAATTAAACTTCTTCTAAAGAAACCTTGAGAATCAGTTGTAAAGCAAGCACCGTATTCCATTTGATAGATGCCATTATGCATAGTTGCTCTGGCTCTCGTAACCTGTTGGTCATCCATAAAGCCTTCTGGAATGAGTTCATATGGTATTCTAATAACTGAGAATTGTTTCCAATCCAATCTTTTCATATAATCTGGAACTTCTCCAACTTCTTCAGAATTTGCCATTCTGCGGAAGTCCCCTTTATTTTTTATTGTAGAACAATATTTTTTCCAATAATCTGCGAATGGTTCAAAATCATATCCACATGTTCCTGCTAGGATAGATTGGTTCTGCTGTCTATCTCTGTATTCATCTTCTTGGTCATCTGTCCATCTACCTTCTGCTTGCATTTTTCTACGCTTCGCTGCCTTCTTTACATTATCTGTAGGTTTAGCAGACACAGCAGCAAAACCAGCAACAACAGTCTCATAGATGTCCACAGGAATAGAGTTAAATTCGTCTGCAATAATTGTATGAGCACGAAGACCTCTAATCTTGCTTCCATCGCCAAGTGGCACTGCCATAGCCCAAGAGTCATTTATCTTCATTTGGCATCTGTCAACGTCTCTACGAGGTCCAGAAGCATCAGAACAAATACTTTGCAGAAGTGGAGCATTTCTCCAGATAGTATCCATGTATTCAAATATAACTTTGGACTGCCTGAAGGCAGAACCTACAATAACTATTTTAGTTCCCGGCACTAATGCACACCGTAAAGTGCAATATACGGCAAGCAGAAAAGACTTACCAAAACCACGACTAGCAATATACATAGGAAATGCCTTACCCCAGAGTTCCCTCAATACTACTACTTGCTCAGGGAGCAATTCTATATTTAATAGAGTTTTAGCGGTCCAGTAGAAATACTTAGGATCTTTCATTAGAGACAGAGCATATAGATGTAGATTATCCCTAGCTTTCTGACTCAATTCTTTGAAG